TATAGCACTAATCATTTCAGCAACAGCTGTTGCTGTTGTTCCTCCCGATCGTGGAGAAGAAAACTTAACTTCTGGAGCACTTGTATAACCAGAACCTCTGTTGGTAATTGTTACAAATCTTACTCCACCATTTACGATTGTTGTAGTTGCTTCAGCAGTTACCCCAGCACCAATCATATTCAAAGTTTGAATATATCCATAATCTTGAATATTATCATCAATAATATCAATATCAGTATCAATAACTTCATCTTCATATCTGAAGAGTTCGCAAGATAATTGATAAACGTAATTTTTCTGAAGCTGATAAAATGGTTTTTCATGCTCCACATACTTAATCTCAAATAATCTATCACCAAGAGGAAAATAAATTAAATCCCCTTCCTTTGGTCTGGATGTCAATTTCGAATTTGGAATTTTTTTGATAAGATTTTGAATATAATTTTCATATCTTTCCTTTGAAATCGTAAGAGTTAAATCATCCAACTCTTGAATTCCAAATTTTGAAAGAATTGTTCCTTGTCCAGAATAACCATCATATGATTCTACATATGCTTCAATTGGAAATGCTGTATTAAATTCAGACTCAACAACTTCTTTTATTACTGTTTTCTCATTTACAAATTGTCTCGGTAAATAGAAAACGTCAATACCATACATTCTAAGAGACTCATTAATTAAGTCTTGGAGCATTCCCTGCTCACTTTTAGAACCGTTTAGTAGAAATGGATTAAGCATAAGTTTAACCTATCATATCTAAAGGTGGAAGTTCATAAGTCGAAGACATCTTTTCCATTAAAGAATCAATTTCTCTTTGAGCATCTTCAACAAGAGTTCTACCATCCAACTCAACTCCTCCTGGAAGTTTAAGACCTCTAAATTTATTGGAAATGTTATATCCCCACTGTCTCTTCATAAGTGCAGTCAAATATGGTTTTAGGAAAGAATCATTCCAAACTTCACTATAACTAGTTGGGTCCATTATTTGATAACAATCGATAATGAGATAATCTCCAACATTAATAGAATTCCAATCAATATCAAGATACAATCTATCTTGTCTCTTATTAAACCTAATTTGCTTATCCGTATTTAATAAAAACTCAATATCTTGAAGTTTTGTTTTTATCATTGAATATGTGAGAAGTTCTAAAGAACCCCACTGATAAAAATCATTTAAAAATAATTGGTATTTTACACCAAAAAGATTTCCGGAGATAGTATTTTCACCTTCATATTTGAAAATTTTATTAACTCCAATTACATTTGTGGGTATTGGTAGATAATTACTATTTTCTTTATAATCAAACTGAGTTGTTATACCATTAATTGTATTATTAACTGAGGTCGTTGTAATTCCAACTTTTCCTTTACCCCTATCAATATCTTCTTGAGTTACTTGATACTTTAAATAATTTTGAATGACTCCATCAAAATGCCTTTCATAGAAAAACTGAAGTGCATCATCAACAAGATCATCAATCTGTTCATCTGCAATGTTGATTTCCAGAACTGGATAACCCAATTTTCGTAGACAATAATCTATTAATTGTTGTCTTGTGGATGGTTTTGCCATTAGAATCTATGTAAATTTAGATACGATTTCTTGTTGCTTGAAATATAATTTGACAAATGCTTTTGCAATATGCTTTGCTTCCTCAATATTTTCTATACTATCTATATCTCTAGCAAGTTTCTCATACTCAAACATTTTACTAAAGTTTTCAAGTTCAACCAAATCCAAATCAATCATTTTAGAGTACTCTTTAATAGACTTTTAATTTCATTAATATCATTTTTTAGAGAATTTAAATCATTTTCAATGTTCTCAATTCTTTTCACCTCACTTTGTTTTATATTTCGCATTTTAATATAATTCTCATACTCATTAATGTTAGTATTAATGATTGATTTTGTTTTTTCGTCACGAATTAGATTTTCGTGACCTTCTATTTTACTATAGTTCATTATGCCAATGCAATTACTCTAAGGTCTCTTAATTTTGGTGGATATACTTGAATATTTGAAGAAACAGTTAGTTTAATGGTAAAATATCTGAATTCTGCCAGATTATCAACACTAAACTCATAATCTTTGAAGTAATTCTCAGTATTTCCATTTCCAAATAGTTCATTATTTGGAACAAATTTATCAGATGTTCCATCGCTATTGTTAATATCAATCACTTCTCCGGATAGAAGTTTATTTGAATATCCTGGGAATGGATAGTAGATTGGAGTTTCTGTTGGATCCTTCATTAGTGCATAGAATGCTCTAATATCAGAATTTCTGTTAATATATGCAGCAATATAAGTTCTTAGTGAAGTTGCAGGAACTTCCAAAGAAATTGGTTTTGTTATATAGAAGAAAGCTGTTGGATCTTTTTCTATAGTAGAAATTCTAGAATCATTTATATAATCTTCAATAGGTCTATTGATTCTATTTGAAACCAAAATTGCTCCGACACGATCTAGATCAATTACTGGAGTTAATCTATCATTTTCAGTTGATAAGAATGTTCTAAGTTCTAAAGACTTGCCTGCTGGTTGATTTTGTAAATAAGTGGTTTCGTTTATTTTGGAGCAGATTAATCTACTTGTGCTCATGTTATTATCAACATTCAAATCAACTCTTTGATATCCTTGATCAACAAAGGAAGGTTCAACACCACCAATACTTGTAGCAGAAATAGTTCTCAAATCTGAAGCAATATTTGTTTCTGGTAGAATAAAAGTTTCAAGATTTGGTTTAATAATTTCGAACTGAATATTACTTGATGCCTTAACAGATAATCCACCAGTAGACTTTGTATCTCTAAAGTATAATGGTTTAAGTGTAGTATCTGATCTTACAGTATCGATGTAGATTGTGTAATAGTCTAATCCAATTGGATCAAGAACAGAAGCGTCTTGAAGATTGTGAGTTGTATTAATTCTGGTAAGTGAAACTCCATTCAATTCATACTTATAAACATCTGATCCTTCAAAGTGTGAGGAAATAACTCTTAATGTTTCAGTATCACTACTAATAATATCACGAGTAATGCCAGTTATCTGATTTCCAGAAATTCCAGTATATTTAATAATTTCTTTATCAATCAATATAAATCCAGGATTTGTTATTGAAACTGGAGCACCTTCAAAAGTTGCAAATATTGAAGTATCGGAAAGAGTAATTCCTGATAAACTAGTATCATTTGGTGAAATGTTTTCAATCAAAGTTACTGGAGAAATATCCGAAACAATATTGGACAATTCTACAAGATTAACTTCGGAGTGCATGCCATGATTTTGATGATTTACTTTAATGTGCAGACCATCCGTAATTTCTGTAAGTTCAGTAATATTGACTGGATTTGTTATTCCATTATTTATATTGACGTTAGTCAAAGATTCATTTGTATAAGTTAAAGTATAACCAATTCCAGTTAAGAAATTACCTTGTACATTATCAATAATAAGTTGATTAAAATCTGTTACATCATCTACAGTTAACAATAAGTTTCTACCTAAAGTTTGATCACCTAATTGACTTACTGATAATACATCACCTTTCTCATATCCAGTTCCAGTTGCCGAGATTGTGGCAGCAATTGCAACTCCATCATTAAAAGTTCCATCTGGAAGGATATTTCTTCCAATAGTAATATCTGCTGTTGCTAATCTTCCTTCAGAAGAAGAATTTTCTAATGGAACGTTAAAGTATGTGAAAGAAGTTCCATTGGATGGGGTATATCCAATTCCACTATTTGTAATTGAAACACTTGTAATAGATCCTGTAGCACCAACATAATTTCCTGTAGCACCAGTACCATTTTGAACTATTGTATTACCTAATTTAAATAATGGATCTGAAAGAGTTTCGGAAATATCAACTTTAATTTTTCTTGAGAAAATTTCTAGAGGATTATTTCTCAATGTTGAGAATTGTTTATTTTTCTTGGTCAAATCTGGATTGAAGAAACTTGCATTACCTTCAGTTTCAAATACCGCAGAATATAGGGTAAATTTCAGATCTTCAAATTGACTTGGGGTCCAAGTAGAAGCATTTTGGGATTTGAATAGAGAACCAATTGTACTAATGTCTGGTTGACTTGCAACAATAGTTCTTCCAGATTCTGGTAAAGATGCTGTAGTTATATCAACTTCACCAAGTCTCGAAATCCAAACGTAATAATTTGTTGAATCTGATTTAATTACTACAGCGTGTTCAGATTCTCCTTTGAGATAAACTGGAGCATCAAATTGAATTCTTGTTGCTACAGAAGCATCTTCAGAAATTTCAATGTCTTCAGGATATACAATAACCTGAGAGAATGGATATATTTCTCCAGTTGGAAGACCTAAAGACATTGGTCTTAATTCAACAATAACTGGAAGAGAATCATCTTTGGATTGGAAGAATATGTCGATTGCTGTTACGAATCTTCCTTCTTTAGCACTAATTGTGAATGATTGTGCTAATGGATCCAATCCAATTGGTGGAATTAAATCAGTTGATGCGGTATCTTTTGATTCTTTCCACTTTAAAAGGAATGCGCCGGAAGAACCATCTGCGCCAGAACCATCATCGATTCCGCCGCCACCACCGCCACCGTAGGTGCCACCTCTTCCACCATCTTCCTCTCCACAATTTGGAACTTCTCCATCTGTTCCACCAGAACCTGCAAATTTTATACCATTTCCTCCAGGTCCTCCAGTTCTAGATGAACAGTCTTTGTATTTTGGATGTCCACAGTTTCCTCCACCGACTCTACCGGCACCTCCTCCATATCCACCTCTATCATCATCATCTCTATCATATCTTCCATCTTCACCTCTTCCTCCACCACCACTATTTTTTCCTCCAAATCCTTTAGAAGAACTTGATCCACCTACGCCACCTCTGGCAGATATATTTTTACCAAGAATAAAACTTGCCCCACCGTCCCTTGCTTTATTGTCAGAAGTTGCTCCTCTTCCACCAGATCCAACAACAACTGTTAGAGTCTCTCCAGGATTTACTGATATCTTTTTGGAACAAACTCCGCCGCCGCCTCCGCCGCCGCCTGGTTTATTACTCTTACCATATCCGCCGCCACCACCAGCACCAACTCCAGAAGCTTCAATAGAAGTTACTCCCTTTGGAACAGTAAATGTATATGTTCCTGGAACTGTATATAACTTAAATTGTT